TACTAAAAAGTCCGTGATACCTCTTCTACCTTGTACCTCTCGTAAGAATGGCTCAACAATGTTTCTAAAGTTAGCTCTAGTAAACTCATCATTGAATTCAAACAATTGGAATTTAGAAGCAGTTGAGATTGCCTTCTCTAAAGTGATAAACAATCTTCTTACATTGATTCTATCAAATGCTGATGCTCCTGCTAGTGCAGTCTTATCTCCGTAAAGTATGTTTCCTTCACCAGGGAATGATACGATAGGGTTGATTCTTGAACCATATAAACGATCTCTATGATCTTTTAATGGTGAGTATGCTAACTTAACTGCATTTAATAGTTGTCCTCTGTTGAATCCAGCAGGGGAGAACCATGGTTCTGAGTTAATTGCGGTGCTTAGTGTTAGACCAGCAACGTCAGCGTTACATGGAAGATAACGATACTTGTCGTTATACTTGTCATACATGTACTTGTAGTTGTTATCAAACACTGCGTATGATGTAGAAGATAATTGATCGAAGAATTCGATTGTATTTTCTACGATTGTGTTTGTGTTAGGTACACCGATAACAGAGTACTTAGGAGGTGAGATGAATGCGATGCAGTCCTTACGGATGTTTGCAACGTCAATCAACTTCTGTGCCTTAGCAAGTGAGTCTGCCTCATTGCTCATGCCTGGACCACCTACAATGTAGTCTATTTCTTCTGTCTCAGGGTCTGAGAATAAATCGTATGCGTCAAACAACTTGTCTCTTTCTGCTGAGTAACCATCAACTCCACCTTTTAAGGAGTATTTGATAGTTGCAGTTCCCTTAGTGAACATAACTGGTACTGCACCAGCAGTTGTTCCAGTAGGATCATCAATGTCAGAGATAGCAGCGGTGTTCTTAAAGATATCAAACTGTCTGTTTGCAGCAGTTGTTCCGATATCACCAGTAGCAGTGCTATCAAGATCCTGTACAAGTGATAGTTCATGTGAACCCCACCAGATATACTCTGAGGAAGTCTTGATTACATCTTTATAGTAGATGTTTGATCCTTGTGGTGACTTAGCATCAGATGCCTTAGACACATTGAGGAACTTTTCAAGAACTGTTCCTGGTGTACCAGTGATTCCTCCGTCTCCATCTATTACAAGGATGTGCATTAGGTCACGGAATCCGTTCTTGCTTGCTGCGTATGCGGAAGTGCCAGGTCTGTCTGCGATAGATGACCACTTAGCGTTCTTACCATATACACGAGTTGCGTACTCAGATGCGATAGAAACAATGTTTACGTCGCGTCCTGCTGTTGTTACACCGTCAGCAGCGTATGTTGAACCTTCTTTAATGACTTGGTTAGCAATGAAGTTTGTTGCTCCCTTGTCCATTACAACAGATAATCTTCTGTTAATTGCAGCAATCTTACCGCTATCGCCAGTTGCAGCACCAGGTGATCCGCCACTATTTGATAGTTCAGTAACTGTGTCTCCAACTTCTAGGTAATCAGATGATGTTGTATCAACTGTAATCTCAACCTTTCTGGATACTGGATCGTATGATACGACATTACCAGTTACGTTACCAGATACAGCAGTGAAGAAGTTACCACCATCGAAAGCACCTACTAGGGATGCTCCCTGTTCAAAGGTAATTTCTAGGACGTAACTATAAATCTGTGAATAAGATGAAGTTGCTGAAATGTTAACCTTCTTGCCTGCCTCTAACTTATGCTCAGGGTTACCTGATGTTGGAGTTGCAAGGTATAGGATTTGGTCTGGACCAGCGTCAGTCATTATGACTCTAATGCTGTTACCGTATGTTCCAGGTGTTTTTCCTGCCCACTTCCAGTTATTAGAAGCAGTCTCTACTGTTGCTTCGTACTCATCAAAGTTCTTAATCAATGGAGGAGTAACACCACTTGTGGTTGTCTCATTGATTGTTGTCTTGTTAGTAGTAACAGTTAATAGTGTTACAGTAACACCGTCAGTGTGTGATGATGCAGCAGTTCCGAGTTGGGCACGAGTCACAGTCAAGTCGTTGGTACTGATACCAGTAACTTGCATAATTTCATCAGTGATTCTGATGTAACTGTTGATCTGTACACCTAATGTAGATGCGTTAGTAACAGTTAGAGTTGTATCACTATCAGAGAAGGTACCACCCTCATTAATAGTTGTGGTAGTTCCTGCTGCCTCGATCAACATGATCTGAGAAGATGCAGCGTGTGATACCGCAGATGTATTAAGTTGTCCACGAGACACAGCAATGTCCAATCCAGAGATTCCTGTGATTGAGACGATTTCTGAGTCGATCTTTAAAAGATCCCCTGTGTCAAAGTCTGTTGCCTCTGCAACTGTTAGTGTAGTGTCTGTTGCTGAGAATGTTGTATCGGTTACAGTAGTAGTATCAATACTATTCTTTAATGATGTGCTTGTTGCACGAACTACTTTTACTGATCCACCGTACAACATAAATTGTGCAGCAGAGAACCAATACTCGTAATTACTGTCGTTTGGTTTACCAAACTCTTCAACCAGTTGTCTCTCGGACGAGATTACTCTAACCTCATCTACTGGTCCTTTTTCAAAAGTTCCAACTACCGCTGCAATGTTATCAACAGTTGCGTTTACGGTATTAGTTAGATCTCTTTCTAGGACAACGACACCTGGGGAAATTTGTGTGGATGCCATCTGGGTATACTCCTCGGATAAATTTCAATTCGGATGCTACTAATATTTAGAAAAACGTATGTTTCCAGTGGGGAAACAAGACGTGAACATCACCAGTCAGGGTAGGAGTAGGTAGTTATATCAACACTTTTACGTCTTTTCTTAATTCTTATCTTTGTACATGATTTGCATTCATACGAAAAAGCAGAGGGCATAGCACCTCTGTCTTTTCTAGTCTTATAATAGTCAGTCAATAGATCTTTCTCTACCCCACATGTCTTACAGACACGTTGTTTTAGGATAAGATGTTCTAATTCTAGGAAGTCTCCTTCGAGGTCCATTCTCTTATATCATCGTGTAACCGTTCAGTAGGATTCTTCTGTGGAGGGTACTCTGATATGAGTTTCTTACCACTCTTTTTAAACTCTTCTGACTTGTCTACTTTTACTACCATTAGATTCCGTTCCAAAATGTATCTGAGGGTGTTTGCATATTACGAGATATAATATATAAACCTATGTTACATAGGAACCAGAAAGCATTTGTTATCCATGCTTGTCTCCAACAGTATTTACGGTTGGTCTGTACTATATAGAGATTCCTTTCATTTATTTCGTCAAAGGGTGATAATGGTTTTGCTCTAACAATCTGTTCTAGTATCAAAGATACCACGAACCCTATCGCAAAAACATAGAAGAGAAGGTTTAGAAACCCAGCACTAGCAAAAAGAAAAGTAATCATCTGTAATCCCACATGTAAGACATATCGCCATACTCATCAGTATGCCATACTTGACCCTCATTGTCAATGATGGTTTCCTCCTCCATACCTGTGTCAATAAAACCAAAAGGTGCCATGTCTGCTTCGATCTGATCCTTCTGCTCCTGATACATTCTCATTCTGACGTCATTGTCATGTAGTTCACGGAAGTAATCTGATGTTGCTAACCATGAAAACATAACCAGACACATAGCAAGGTCATCATTACAACCCTCTTCTGCTTCCCATGCCTGACCTCTCTGTATAAATGTAGTCAGTTCTGCAATGATGTCGTAGTCAGATATCAGTAACTTGTCATCTTCTATCAACTGTTTCATATTAGAACACCCTGTCTTCTTGACAGTTGTACTCATCTTAACTCCTAATTGTACCTTAGTACCAGAGAACCCTTGTCCTACTATCTGTCCTGCACGTCCGCGCATAGATGCCATAAGGATATTGTCATACTCTAAGTCAAAATGCAACATGTCCGCAATCTGCCCGCCAATATCATTTACCTCCACCAATACAAACGCATGGTTGTACGCACACGCGACATCATATATGGTATTAGGAAATAGTAGTGGTTTAATTGTGTTATTTCTATACTTTGCTACCACCTTATATGGTATTGTTGTCGTGTCTACGACACAGAACGCACTATAATCTTTCGTCACACCCCTTGCTACGTCAACAGTTATACAATACTGATGATCTTTCTCTGGTTTTACATATACATCTAGTCCTTTGTTTTTCTGTATAGGGTCATCATATGTCATCATCCTCAACTTAGATGCGGAGATAAGAGTATCAACAGATCCCAGGAACTCACACTCAAACTCAACTCTGAACTGTTCCTCTGATGTGTTCGCTATGGTCTGTTCTTTCCATACTGCATCTCTACCTGGCACCTGTGACCAGTGTACCTCAGTAGTAACGTACTCGTTCTTCTTCCTCTCGGCATCATGCCAGAGTTTATAGAACATGTTCATACCATGTGGTGTAGATATGATAATAACTTTTGTTGATTTACCAGAAGATATAGTAGGATACACAGAACTGAAAAACTGGTCAGCAATGTGATTCGGAATGAACGCGAATTCGTCCAGAAATATAATATTAAATGACATACCCCTGACAGCAGAAGCGGAAGTAGAAGCAGCCATGATTTTACTGCCGTTTTCAAGTTCCAGAGAACCTCTGTTCCACTGGTTGATTCCTTGTTGCATCCATTTTGGGAGGTTTTCATAACTTAATTGTAGACGTTGTAGCATTTCCCTAGCAGTCGCTGCTTTGTTTGCAAGGATTGCTACGTTCACATTATCATTAAAGACCACATACCATAATAAGTATGATGTAACAACAGTAGACTTACCAGACTGTCTAGGTAACTTAGCAATATTGAATCTATTATCATTAAACTTGTTTACCATGTCTTCTTGGAAGTCATACAAGTTAAATGGCACTAGACCTTTATCCAGCGAAACGATTTTAATGTACTTCCTAATAAAATACACAGGATCCTGAGAACATTTGACGAACTCTTTCACCTGTGCAGGAGTAAAACTCTGTGCAACGTTTGCTTTTTTTAAATTAGGGTTACCTAGATACTGATGTTCAGTCGCCATTCATCCACCATTGCCAATTTCTATTAGGTACATCAAATAGAGTATTGTTGATGTAATCATCTGCCCACTCAGGATCGAACCACTGTCCAAGGACTGCCTTGGTTTTCTTGTTCTGCCTTTGTTGCTTACAATACCAGATTTGATCATCCATTCTCTTCATAGTATTTATCCAGTTCTTATCTTTCTCAGCACCATATACATGCTCAATATAGATGTCTATGTATCTATTAACTAACTCGACAAACATATCTTTCTCTTTGTTGTCTCGTATACGCATGAACTGTACATAGTCTGAAAATATATCTGCCCACTCTGGTAACTGTCTTCTTTCTTTAAATTTATATTGACTAGCAATTATATCTAAACCATAGTATATACTACTTGCATTATGCACAGGAGAGATATCACATATCGCAGCAGTAATTATCTTTGGTGTTGCAACTATATCAGCACCAAATATAGGTAAGGGGTATTCTGGATTAGGAAAGAACACACAGTGCATGACCTCAATGTTCTTTGTATATCCAGTTTCTAAATGTACTTTTCTTAGACCCTTACACCTATTCATTTCATTAATAATAAACACATCCTCATTTTCTACAATGGGATGTGGATTATCTAATGGTTTAAGTGCGGGTAAAGTTAATATCTTATGTCTAATTAATGAAGAGACTTCATGAACTAGATTCCCTGTCAATGTAGTTTTTGATGACTTCGAGTTGGTCATGGTATTTTGCCACCTGATCTAGTTCAACTTGGATTGCCTCCATAACATCAGAGTGTTCTCCAATGCCAGCAGGGTTCTCCAAATATATTTCAATGTTTGCTAGGTGCTTCTTAATGTCACCCATAGCATGCGCTTTAAGAGCGTTAAGAATTGTTTTTCTCATAGATGGTATCATTCTATTAACGTTCCTTGACTTCTACGAATCTCTTTAAGTGACTCGAAGTCTTTACGTTTGGTACCACCATCATAGCACCATGCATACCCTTCGTCAATCATCTGTTCATTGAGCGACTTTTCCTCGTCACCCACATATAACCAACCAAGGAGACGACCATACTTACCAACCCCGCCTTTAAGTTCAGTTCGTATA